TAGAATTGATAAGTAGAAGTGTTGTGAGGAACACGCATAGCAATATGAATGTCCGGTGCAAATCCGGACGCTTGTAAAAAGACAGTACAGAAATGTGCTGTCTTTTCTTTTGCTTATTTTACGAAAGGACGGTGACACCGTGAAAGACAAATTAAACGCAAGACAAAAGAAGTTTTCCGAATATTATGTGCAGAGCGGTAACATCGTTCAGAGTGCGATTAAGGCGGGCTATATCGACAACAAAGAAAAATACACGCTCAAAGAACATTATGGCTACGGTTATATAAAATACCGTCTGTATAGAGAGAATGGCGATGAGATACCGCCTAATTCAATAGAACAAACGAAATGGATTGACGGCAAGGGCGTTACCTTTGATGAAAGCGTAATGCTTGCGGTACCTTGTATATTCGGCGACAGTGAACAGTATAAGGGCAGAGGCGGCAATATATTTGACGGTAAGACAGATGATTTCGACGCACTCGACGAAGCGTGGTCGCAGTGGATGGACGCACTCAGGGCAGCTCGTTCAAAGAGCTATATACCGGAATGTCTGTTACCTCGAAATCCTGATACTGGTATGATTATTAAACCTAATGCCTTTGATAACAGATATATTTCAACAAATAACGATATGTCTGAAACAGGCTGTAATAAAATCACTCTCGACCAGCCTAATATCCCACATGAAAGCTACTTGCAAACATACATAACCGCCCTTGATTTATGTTTGCAGGGAATAATATCACCGTCAACACTCGGCATTGATGTTAAAAAGATGGATAACGCCGAGGCACAGCGAGAAAAAGAAAAAACAACTCTATACACACGAGGAAATCTTGTACAGCTTGTGGAAGAATTTATGCCGGAACTTGTAAAAGCTGCGGTATGTGGCTATCAGATATGGCATAAGATGGATATTATCCCTCCGACTGTTGCTGTGAACTTTGGCGAATATGCTAACCCAAGCTTTGAGGCAGTCGTTGAAACAGTAACAAAGGCAAAGCAAGGCGGTATTATGAGTTCTGAAAGCTGTATTGAGGAGCTTTATGGAGATAGTAAAAACACCGAATGGAAAGAACAGGAAGTCGCAAGGCTGAAAGCTGAACAGGGTGTGCAGAATATGGATAGCTCGTCTATGGCTGACGATTTGGAGATTTAAAAATGTCTGATTATGATATTGTCAAGGCTTTCGAGAAAATCGAGAATGAGCTTATAGCTTCAATGATTCGTAATCTTGACCGCCACAGAGCCGAGGAAAAAGAACTCGGTATAGAGTGGTCACAGTGGCAGGTTGAACAGCTCAAGGCTCTTGAGGTATATAAGCGAAACAACCGCAAGAAGTTTATCCCACAGTATAGTACAATAAATCAGCATATCCGCCGAGTCTTGCAGGATTCCTATAACGACGGCAGTACACAACAGGAGCGACAGATTTTACAGGCTATACAGGCTATAAAGCGAGGATTCAAGGGCAAGGGTAAAAACAATCTGGTATTTACAGGAGTAACCGAAACGGCAGGAGAATTTTTCAAGACAAACGAAAGAAAACTTGATACTCTAATTAAAGCGACTACTCATGATATGGGTAAGGCTGAAACTGCCGTTCTGCGAATGGCTAATGACCAATACAGGAAAATTATATTCAATGCTCAGGTTATGGCAAATACGGGTGCGGGAACTTATGCAAAAGCTGTTGATATGGCAACGAAAGACTTTCTTTCAGCTGGCATAAACTGTATCGAGTACCGAAACGGTAGGCGAGTAAATATCAAGTCCTATGCAGAAATGGCACTGCGTACAGCAAATAAAAGAGCATATCTTCAAGGCGAGGGGGCTAAGCGACAGGAATGGGGAATATATACTGTCATTCTTAACAAGCGTGGAAACCCTTGTCCGTTGTGTGCTCCTTTCGTTGGCAGAGTGTTCATTGATGATGTGTGGAGTGGAGGACCCAAGAACGGCATATCTCCCGTTACAGGCATTAAATATCCGCTTTTGTCAGAGGCTATTAAAAAGGGCTTGTATCACCCGAATTGCAGGGACGCACACACTACATATTTTGAGGGCATAAGCACACCACCAGAAAGCAGCCAATACACCGCCGATGAGCTTGACGAACTTGCGGAGAGATATAACAACGCTCAGAAGCAAAACTACGCTCAGAACGAAGCTGAGCGAATGGAGCGTATGTCTAAGTTTTCCCTCGATAAAGATAATAAAAGAGCTTATAGTGCAAGAGCTGAACAGTGGAGAGTGAAGGCGGAAGAACTTGAAAAAACTGTTGAAAATTCAGATGATAATGATATAATAGAAATAGGAAATATGCCTTTGCAAATAAATCTACAGTTATTTGCGAAAATTCCTGAAGAAAAATTCACTAAATACGCACTTGATCCAATAAGACAACCTGATAAAGCAAGAGCGTTTAGAGATGCGCTTGGATACACTATAGATAACTATCAAGAATTGATTGAAAATATTCAAACACATTTCGATGAAAGTTCAATGATGTTAAAAGCGGAGGATAAGTTTGGTAAAAGATATGAACTCGTTATGAATTTAACAGGTGCAAATGGTAAAACTGCGAATGTGTGTACCGCTTGGATTAAAGAAAACGAAAATGCAGAACCACGATTAACAAGCGTATATGTAACCAAAAAGAAGGTGACAGGTTTTGAAAATTAAATTATATGATAAAGTAAAATTAAAAAATGGGAAGATTGCTTCTATTGTTGAAATTTTAGGCGATGATGAAGCATATATTGCTGACATTGATATAGGTGGCGATTATGATACAGAAACTGTATATCCAGAACAAATTGATAAAATAATAACTTAACCGCTCCTTGAGGGCGGTTTTTCTATGCCCAAAAGTAGGTGATTTATTTGTTTGAATTTTATTTAGGCTTAAAGATAACAGGAATGATTATATCAGCTTTATTATTGCTTGTTTTAGCAGTAATCGGATTAATACAGCATTTTAAGCACTAACGAAAGCAGGTGAAATAATGGACTTCCGAGAATTTATAGAAGAAAGATTCATAAAAAGAAACTAAGCACTTTGAGAAATCAAGGTGCTTTTTTAATGCCCAAAACTCTGACGGCATTAAAAGCTGAGGAATAAGCCGACGGGCATAAAACGGAGGAGAATATTATGTCAGAACAGCAAACACAACAGACTGCTAACGCTCAGCAGAATAATACGGGCGGAGAGGGCAACGCTGCCAAAGGCGGAACACAGGCAACTTATACACAGGAACAGCTTGATAGTATGGTACAGGCGAGAGAACAGAGAGCAAGCAATGCCGCCTTGAAGTCATACTTTGCACAGCAGGGAATGACCGAGGAGGAAATTACACAGGCGATAAACACCTATAAAACAAACAGAGAAAAGAATAAGCCTGATGTTAGTGCTATGCAGGCTCAGATTGAGCAGTACAAGCAGTCAGAGCTGACCGCAAGACTTAATCAGCAAGCAACGCTTACCGCTTTCAAGCTTGGTATTTCAGCCGATACGGTACCGTATATTTTAAAATTGGCTGATTTTTCGGGCGTTACCGATGAAAGTGGAAAAATCAATGATGAAAAGCTGAAATCAGCTGTAAGCAAGGTCCTTGAAGATGTTCCACAGCTTAAAGGCGAAACATCAAAGGGTGGTTTTCAGAAAATCGGTGCTGACGGCGATAACAGCGAAGACAAAGAAAAACAGAACGCTATGCTTAGAAAAGCGTTCGGACTTAAAAATTAAGAAAGGCAGGAAATTTTATGAATAATATTGAATTATCAACAGTATATCTTCCATTGCTTGACGAGGTTTATAAGGAAGCAAGTAAAACTTCAATCCTTGAGGGCGATGAGGTAACAGTAAAAAAGGGCAGTAATGGCGAAATAAAGATTGCTAAGCTTGATATGGACGGACTGGGCGATTTTAGCCGTAACGACGGTTATACAAAGGGTTCTACATCTTTTGTGTGGGAGACAGTCAAGTATGATAAGGAGCGTTCTCAGGATTTAAGAATTGATAGACTTGATAATGACGAGGCTCTCGAAACTCCATTTGCAAAGCTTTCAGGCGAATTTATCCGTACTAAGGTTGTACCTGAAACAGATGCCGCACGAATTGCAAAGATTTGCAGCACAGAGGGTATTACAACAAAGGCTGAAAAGCTTTCTAATGGCTCGGAAGTTATTAGTGCTTTGCGTGCTTGCTCAAACACAATGGACGAAGCAGAAGTACCGACAGAAAGCCGTATACTCTTCATCACTCCGACACTCAGAACAAGTATTGACGACCTTGATACAACTCAGTCAAGGGCAGTTCTTTCTAAGTTTTCGAGCATAATCGAAGTACCTCAGACAAGAATGTATACTGCAATAACTCTTAATGACGGTACTACAAATTACAGTTACAAGAAAGCCGAGGGTCAGTATGTAAAAACTAAAGACACAGACATTGTAAAGGACAAGAAGTATTACACTGAAAGTGGTGGCATTTATTCAGAGGTTTCTTCTCCTACAAAATCTGCTTTGAATACCTATTATGAGCTTGTTGGCATTGGCAAGAATGTAAACTTCCTCTGCGTTGAAAAGTCTGCAGCGGTTTGTGCTATCGACCAGTACATCAAGTATTTCTCCCCAGACCAGGACCAGCAGGGCGACAGCCATGTATTTAAGTACCGCAACAATAACCTTTATGCACATTGCTATGAAAACAAGCTTGCAGGTATCTACTGTTCTTATGTGGAGTGATGATTTATGCAGAATTACGCTGTTGAAGCCGACTATTTAAAGTATTATACTGTAGTGCCTGAAAGCTTTGATAATCTTGTCCATAAAGCAAGTCGAATAATTGACACTCTGACCTATAATCGCATTGTCGGAGCTGGCTTTGATAATTTAACCGATTATCAAAAAGAGACAATAACAGAGTGCTGTTGTGAGATTGTGCAGTTCTATGATGAATATGCAGATATGCTTGATACAG